TTTGCAGGTAATTTATTTTTAGATGAAGAAGATGACGGCATGATTGTTGATGACATGATGAAAGCAGTACTAGGAGATTTAGTAGATTATAAAAAAGCATTTGTTCCTATTTTTGGTAATGCATTACTTATTCCAATAAATCAATTTGATGACAAACCTTGGAATGACAATTTAGTTTCTAGTCCATCTTTAGAATTGCTAGTTAGAGGATCACAAACTGCGGTTAAATTACCTTTTGATTTAATAGAAGGTAAAGGTATAAGCGGTAGACAAGTAAGAGATATAAGTGCTTTAGTAACAATATTTTCTGGAATACCAGTTACACCTGTTGGTAAATCTGGAGGTTATTTAATAGACGTAGGAACAGGCAAAGTAAACCCAGAAAATACATTTGATTTATTAAGAGGAGCAATAACTGGTAAAGCTAGTAGAGCAAGTAGAGGTTTATAAGGCGTGACCGTAATAAAAGTATCTAGTAGTAATCTTAATAAGATAGTGAATAAGTCTAGTTAATGACGATAAATTCGACTACGAGGAAGACGAATCCGTTAGTTGGTAATGGGAATACTCATACATATCCGTTTGCTTTTAAAGTTTTTACAGATGCAGATATCGTTGTAAAAAAATTAGAAGCTAGTACAAGTACAGAAACAACATTAACTTTAGGATTAAATAACGATTATATAGTTACTTTAAATGCAGACCAAAACAGCAACCCCGGTGGAAGCATAACATTAAAATCAGGCGGTAATAATCAAAATTTAGCTAGTGGTTTTAGTATTGTTATTACTTCTGCTGTTGAAGCATTACAAGGAACAGACTTAACAAACCAAGGTGGATTTTTTCCAGAAGTTATTAATGATGCATTAGATAAAGCAATTATTTTACATCAACAACAGCAAACAGAATTAGATAGAGGTATAAGATTTTCACTTACTAATACTATTGGTAGTTTAGAAATTACAGAAAACGCAAATGCTAGAGCAAATAAAGTATTAGGTTTCGACGATAGTGGTGAATTTAACGTTGTTCAAGAATTAGGTGTATATAGAGGTGATTGGGCAGCAGGTCGTTCATATAATGTAAGAGATTTTGTAAAAGATACATCAACAGGAAATATTTTTATTTGTGTTTCAGCGCACACATCTTCTGGCGCACAACCATTAACAACAAATACTAACTCTTCTGCTTGGAATTTAATAGTAGACGCAGCATCAGCTACAACATCAGCAAACGCAGCAGCAGCATCAGCTACAGCAGCAGCAAATAGTGCTACTACAGCTACTACACAAGCCAATACTGCTACAACTCAAGCTTCTACAGCTACAACTAAGGCAACACAAGCAGCAACGTCTGCAACTAATGCAGCAACTAGTGCAACAAATGCAGGTAATTCTGCAACAGCAGCAGCGTCAAGTGCAACTAGTGCTGCCAGTTCTGCAACAACAGCAACGACACAAGCTAGTGGTGCAAGTACTTCTGCTACCAATGCTGCCAATAGTGCAACGGCTGCTGCATCTTCAGCAACGGCTGCATCAGGCTCTGCATCTACTGCATCAACTCAAGCAAGTAATGCTGCAAGTTCTGCAACAGGTGCTGCTGGTAGTGCTACAACTGCAACAACAAAAGCAACTCAAGCTGCTACAAGCGCAACAAATGCTGCTTCCAGTGCAACATCCGCAGCGTCTTCTGCTGCATCTGCATTAGCTGCTTTTGATAATTTTGATGATACTTATCTTGGGCCAAAATCAAATGATCCTACTGTAGATAATGACGGTGACGCATTAACTGGCGGTGATTTGTATTACAACACTACGGCAAACATTATGAAAGTATACACAGGCTCTGCTTGGGTTGCTGCATATGTTCCCGGTGATGCTGCAAACATAGTTTCTGCTGCTACAGGAGATGTAGCTGCAACTAATGTGCAAGCTGCAATACAAGAATTAGATACAGAAAAAGTACCAAGAACAAGTACTAGTGGTTCTGCAAAATTACCATCAGGTAATACAGCAGCTAGAGATGGTAGCCCTGTAGTTGGGATGATACGCCATAACAGCCAATTAAACCAATTTGAAGGTTATAACGATGGAGCATGGGGAACTATTGGTGGCGGTGCTGCTGGCGGTAACGGTGAAAAAATATTTCATGAATCAGAAAATACTATGGATCAAGATTACACAATAAGTACAAATCATAATGCAGTTGTTCCGACACCATTTACAATCAATGCTACACTGACTATTAATAGTCCTTCTGTCGTAACTTTTGTGTAACTATGGCTATTGTTATTAACGGATCAACAAATTCTATATCGGGTTTAGCAGTAGGTGGTTTGCCTAATGGTGTAGTAGATACTGATATGTTAGCTAACAATGCCGTTAGTGGATCTAAATTAGTAATGCCGGCTGGCACAATAATACAAATACAATTTGCAAATTACAATACACAAAAAACTAGTGGTTCTAATAGTCTTAGCAATAGTAATTTTCAACCTACAGGATTAAGCGTATCTATTACACCTACTAATGCATCAAATAAAATATTTATTTTATACGATCAATCTTGGTTCTATCAAACAGCTAGTCCAGCAGATGGTACTGCACAAGGATTAGGTTTTAGATTATATAGAGATACAACAGAAATAACAAGTAGAAGTCAATATAATGATTGGTATCAAGATATAGGTGCAAGTGCTAACCAAAGAGTACATGGTAGAGCGTCATCACAATTTCTTGATTCTCCAAATACTACAAATGCTATAACATATTCGTTAAAAATTAGAATGCATACTGCTGATTATTCTGATGTAAGATGCCAATACACTGATGGTGCTAATACAGAATCTAATTCATACATGACAGCAATGGAGGTTGTAGCATGACCGCACAAATTAAATTAAAACATAGTGGTGGTAACGGTGTAATTATAGAAGCACCTGCTAGTAACCCTGCGTCAGATAAAACTATTACTTTACCTAGTGATGAAACTGGAGTATTTGCAACAAAAAATTCTGCTAATAATTTACAAAACGTAACTGGTATAAATGGCGGTCAATTAGGTAATAGAAATTTATTAATAAATGGAGATATGACAATTTCACAAAGAAATGGTGGTAATTCAGTAGCGGTTACTCAAAGTGATGTTACTCTTGATCGTTGGAAAGTAGTTAATGATGCTGGAGCTTCTAGTAAATTTAATGTACAACAAGTAGACGATGCACCTGTAGGTTTAAAAAAAAGTTTAAAAATGACATCTTCAAGTGCATATACAGTGCCAGCAACTGAAGTTTATGGAGTTGGACAAAAAATAGAAGGTTTTAATATGAATCAATTAATGTTTGGTTCTTCTAATGCTAAAACAATAACAATATCTTTTTGGGTTAAATCAAGTTTAACTGGTACTTTTAGTGGTTCTGTTTTAAATCAGGATATGTTTAGAGGTTATCCTTATACTTACACAATTAATGCTGCAAATACATGGGAATATAAAACTGTTACTATAGCTGGTTCACAAAATGGAACATGGGGTGTGGGTGATGGTACAGGTATGCAAATTTTTTGGAATATGGGATCAGGTGCAAGCAGATCTGATACTGCTGGTCAATGGTCAACTACACAATATAGTTTTGGTGCAAACGGTGCGACATCTGTTGTAGGAACTAATGGTGCAACTTTACAAATTACAGGTTGTCAAGTTGAAGAAGGTAGCATAGCTACTACGTTTGAACATAGGCCATATAGTGTAGAACTTGCACTCTGCCAAAGATATTATGAAATAGCTCAAGGTGAATGGTATGGCCCTGTTTATGGTACAGATTCTACTATGAGATTTAGTGTTCCCTTCAAAGTTAAAAAAAGATCCGATCCAACTCTTACAGCTATTTCTACTGATGAAAATTGTTGTAGTTCAGTATCAGTTGTAGGAGCTAATTTCGACTCAACGCTAGGTGCTAGAGTACAAGGAAACAATGTTTTTTTAGATGGTGCTAATAGGCATTTTAGTGCTAAATTTAGTGCAAACTCGGAGCTATAATTATGTATAAAAAATATGCAGACGAAACTGAAACAAACAAAGATGGAAGTACAAAAACTATAGTAATTCAAGCTATTTGCAGAAAATCTGACAATGCTTACATTCCATTTAACGAAGCAAATACCGATTACCAAGAATACCTTGCGTGGGTAGCTAAAGGAAACACTGCGGAGGAAGCTGACTAATGTCTGAAGTAAAAGTCAATAGTATTAAAGGCGTAGGCGCAAGCGTTGCAGCTATTAGTATTGATAATGCTGATGGAACGTGTACTGCCAATATTACAAATAACCTAAGTAATAGAAACAAGGTAATTAATGGAGCTATGCAAGTGGCTCAACGTGCTTCTTCAGTATCGGGTATTACTAGTGGAGATTATTACGTTTGTGATAGATGGAAATTAGGATATGGAACTGCTGGAACTTGGACATTATCAAAAAGTACGGATACACCAAATAATTTTGGTAGTTCCTTTAAATTTGATTGCACTACAGCTAATGGATCACTTAGTGCAGGTTCAAATTTACAATTAATACAATATTTTGAAGGGCAAAATTTACAAGATATCCAAAAAGGAACTTCTACTGCAAAGGAAGTAACTGTATCTTTTTATGTAAAAACTAATAAAACTGGAACATATATCGTTGAACTCCTAGATCAGGACAATTCCAACAGGCATTGCAGTAAAAGTTATACAGTTTCAGATACTAACTGGAATAGATATACACTTACATTTCCAGCAGATACAACAGGAACATTAGATAATGATAATGCAGCGAGTTTGGAAGTTGGTTTTTGGTTAGCAGCTGGAAGTACTTTTTCAAGTGGATCTTTACAAACATCTTGGGGAGCCTTAAGTCAGTCTACTAGGGCAGTCGGACAGGTTAATCTAGCAGATAACACATCAAACGAATGGTATATAACAGGAGTTCAATTAGAGGTAGGATCTACCGCTACAGATTTTGAGCATAGGTCATTTGCACAGGAGCTTGCTTTATGTCGGAGGTATTGTCAGGTGTATTTGAATCCAAAATTAAAAGGTGTGCTTGCAGGTAGTAACCAATTTCAAAGAATGGGAATGACATTTTTAGAAACAATGAGAGCCGACCCTACTGCGTCTTGGAGTGGAACGCAAAAAGTTTATGCTGGAAGTGATACTGCTTCAATAACAGGTATAAATGTTAGTTATCCTGACCCTAATAGTTATGAATTTGACGCAGCAACATCTGGAACTTTAAGTGGTGGTGCTGGTAGTGCTGTACTTGCTTATACAGGTAATAGTGAAGGCACTCTTACTTTATCTGCGGAGCTTTGATTATGAATTACAAATTAGTAAACAATTCTTTTACAGGAAATCTTCAAAACATAAAAAGAACAGATGTTACTCCACCAATTTTTATTCCAATAAATGAAACAAACACCGACTATAAAAAGTACTTAGAATGGGTAGCAGAGGGAAATACAGCCGAAGCTGCTGACTAATTAACCTTTTCGTGCATTTGTCTAGTCATTATCCCACCTATTAGATATAGTGGGCTTAAACCTATTATTAAAGCAAGAACTCCCCAAGTCACAGGAACTAATGCTTTAGCAAACGCTTCTTTCCACATATGTTTCAAAAGATCTCAAACATTTTAAGTATAGCTTCATTTGTACTTATCACAAGCACTTTAGGCGCATCATACTTTGGTTACAAATATATTCAGTCACCTCAGTTTCAAAAAAAAATTATGGATAAAGTCCTTAATGAAATAAAACCATTAATGGGTGATGTTCTTGGTAATGCAATGCCAGATATGACAGGCCCATCTTTACCAGTACCATCTAAACCTACACTTATACCTTAGTGTCTGAAATAAAGATACCTGAGATAACTCTTCCAACGATTGATATCCCAGATACACCTTA